CATGCGAAAGTTCAATAGCCAAATTATCCGTAGCAGCCTTGTAATCACCACTTAGCCACTTATGTCCCGGATGCAGAAGTCCAAGAACGGTGCGCACCTTTTGTGCCGACATCGTCTCACCAATCATAAAACGCTCGTCCTTTACGAGACCATTAAACAACATCCTCTGTACCGGCCGGAGTGCTGCATACGTATAAACGGGACCTTTCGTCACGATACGTATCTTCAGCGGCTCCGGGAGAGCAGAGGGCGCGGCTTTCGCGACCTCCCCTGCAGCGCGTGCAACCCAACGTGTTTGCAGCTCTTGAAGCGCTTGTGTTGACTTCTCCGACAACACGAGACGTGTACGATCATCGTCCCACATCTCCTCATTAGTATCCTTCACATACTCAATAAGTGCCTTCATCTCAACAACCAACGGACTATCTGGCATTGGTCCCTTTCCCGTACCCACCTCACCATTCCAGCCGTCTCGCGCAATAGCGCCGAGCGCACCATTTGTGCGACGACCTTCATCATAGTGAGCGGACACCGACGGCCAACTGGCCTGGACCCTACCCCAATCCATACTGTGTTTCCCAAACAATTTCCGAACCACGATTTTCGCTTTATCCTCAACACTCTGTATCGCAAGCATGCGAGAGAACGGCCGTTCATCCGCCGTCGTCATCGTCTTATACGCTTCATCCACAGCTGCTAACAGTGCCACTTTTCCGGGCCTGGGCAGTCCTTTCTTCAGCATCAAGCATGAATAAAAGAACGACCAAGCCTTACGGCGTGTAACAGGGTCGTCACTCTTAGCCCACCACTTCATTTTGTGCATGAACGAGTAATAACCCCCACCAGTCAACATCGCGGATGGTGTTCCGTATCCTGGGAACTCTGGCAGCTCTTGCTCCAATCCCCACGCGAACATCATTGCGGTCTTGTACTTTAAGTATTTTAACAGTTTTCCTTCACATGACAACACATGCAAAAAACCCAGTTCACTGGACAAGTGCTTTTCACAGGCTCCAGTGCTGGTAAAACCGTACATTTGACACACACGGCGATACAATGCGAGCGTATGCAGAGAGTCCCGACAGTGCGAACACGCCCCTCGGCGGTTCCACTTCCTCGACTTCAGCAACGTCCGCAGTGATGGGACGTCATGTTCTTGGATCTTCTGCCAAGAAGAACACGAACCTTTCGTGCCGGGTTGGTTTACCGGCTTCGAAAGCGACATCTCAGACTTTATTTCTACGAGTCAGCGCAGGGCTGTCGATTGTGG